CGCGTCGTTACCGGGTTTATGTTAATTACCCTAAGCCCTTCAGGTTAGCCTCAAAATAACAAGGCGAACTTCGAAGCAACCACAGAAGGTGGTCTGGCTTACCTGTGTGTGGTTGGAACCACACTACTCTCTTCTTCACACTTTTGTGTAAGAAGACGGCAGCGGCAGATGTCTGTGCGTTATTGAAATCAGTATCCCTGTAATCATAGAAGATGTCATCATAAGGCGTATTCATACGCACTTCGCAGTGCTTTTGAATAAACCAAAGATAATATCCTCTAGGACCAAAAAATCGTCTATTGACCGTTTTGGGCACGTATGCCACAAATGATGGTAATATCGGACCCCAAGGAACCCACTGAGATCGGCACAGAACTCCAAGGCGTTTTGCTTCATCAGGATCTATCCAGACCCCTGATGTCGTACTATCATTCCATGGAACTCTCAAGAGCTTATGCTCTTCAACGATACTGTTTAAGTAGCGTCCGAGATTTGATCCTGGATATGTTAGCCGCCCGACTGTATTCACAATATGACTCAATACTGATTTTCTAAAGTCAATTGTACGAATATAGACAGGAGTAACGTTAATACCATTATAGAAATCTCCTCCACATGATTCCCGAAAGGGACCAGAGGTGAAAGATTTCTCTACATTAATGGTAAAACCAAGAAGTTTCGTGATCCTGAGAAACTCAGGAACGAGATAACTTTCTATAAGAACGTCATCTCCATACACCGAATAATTTTCACTATTCAGTGCATGACAAACAGCTGCAAAAATCAGAGTCTCAATGGTAAAAGTAGTACCATTTCCCATTGAAGAGAATTTATGATACTGTCCTTCACCAAATACACCTCGATAACCAGGCGAACGTACAGAACACAAAAACTCAAACCAATCGTTTGGAAATAACCAAGCGACTACGTTATAAGCTATTGTATCTGATGCAGCCTTAAAGTCTAATGTTGCCATTTCATTGGAAACAGAGGACTGTTTAGCGAGGTTCTGATTTTTAAGTTGGTTAGACAAATCAATACCATACTTTAACAGACGTTTTTTCGTCCATTTATCAAATGCAAGTTGGAGCGGTAAATTGCCCTCAGGCTCGCATGCGATAGTACGGTGTGTCTTCCAACTTTTAGCAACCAAGGTAATTCGATTGGAATGTGTCGGTAATATCCTAAAATTGTTAAAACCGGTTTCCCGGAATAACATACTTAAATAAGGCATTGCTGCACGCGTTGCGTACACAACACCTTTTAACTTAAGTTGAGGAATTGACGCACTCCTTTTGCGAGATGCAGTAGCACCAGATGTAATTTTCACATAATCTAAAAGATTATGCTCAAAATCTGGGTAGAAACCAAGAACGGAATTTATATACCGCCTGACTCGATCAATAATTACATTAGTGTTATAATCTAATTTCTTAGATCCACTAATATATTGAGCGATTTCACAATTTGTGCGAGAGCATTGCTGTTCAGCTTCCACGAAGGAAACTGCTGCAGCTCCTGTGCACAAAGCGTTGTCAGCAAATTTGGCATTCTTTTTATAAAATGCTTCAATTTGTCTTAAAAATCTAAAGTTGGACATGTTAAACGAGTCCAACAAACTACTACAGGTTGATAGTTTACCTACATCTCGTGCTCTGAGAAATCCGAGCACTCTTTGACGAAGGTTGATATCAATATCTACCGAGTCATTGATGTAATGTCTCGTGATCGAATACACAACATCGTGAATATCCACTGTGAATTATTCCTTTCAATTTGAGATTAGTGCTTCTTTAAAATTATGGAAACTAAATCTAACATTACTGCCGTAGCCTTTAAAAAGGATACTAATGCAGCAATAAGATCAGGATCCATTACTGAAGCCACTCCTGCGTTGATATTGAATTGGCAAAGTTGTCTGAATTGACAATTTCTTTAACCAATGTTAATACAGCTGTTAAATCAGCTGAATCCCCCTCAAGGGGATATCGCGCAATAATCTCAACTGAAACTTTATTCGCCAGGGTTTCTGACGCTGCGTTTTGGGTTGCCTTCACGACTTTGTTCGATTGCTCGACCATAGTCCTGTTGCCTTCTGCCACTTTTCGTTTCTCAATCACAACAAACGGCAACAATGCCGTATGTGTAGGAGTTGTACTCGTTTTAGAGTGCTCCTGATTGCTAAACGGGGTGAGTACAGTACTCATAACTGCCATAATTAATGTGTCCTTTCATTTTCTTAAAAATGATCGCAAACCTTGTATAGCGAGCGATATGGCATCTAAGCCTTTCCACTCGTCCATATTAAGGCGCCACTGCGGAATAATTGGAATTGCACACGGAGTTCTAACTTCTAATTCAGCTCTACTGGACCCAAACTGGGTGAAGCCTATTCCACTAGCGTACTGAGACTTAGGATAAGCCATATGGCTCGTCATTTGTCTTGACACAGTGATTTTAGCGCCCCAACTTGCAGTATAATCAGTAGTAGCTAGAAGTAAACCAAGAGCTGATATTGATTTTCCCACGTTAAATAACCAATCCCATACAAAGCTAAATGGCTTAAGTTGCCAAGCAGCTTTCATTGGGTTGAAGGCTATCGGTGGTATAACAACATCAGCACAGACACTACCTTTCAACTTAATATCAATAGTTGTATAAACGTCACTGATCACGCTAAAAGCTGACCAGTTGTCTACATAACCATTGTGTACTATAGTTGAATACGTATTACGAGAAACTCCCTTATGACGATCATAAAAATCTCCACGCTTCTCATTATGTTTCTTTATGAGAGCATTAATGGAGTTGATGTCATTAATTAAGGGTCTCCATCCGTATCGAACTGCAAGATAATGGCTAGGCAAATCCCACCATCCTTTTGGGAGGGCAGGTTTAGTTCTAAGCCATCTATAAATCCCCTTGAATAATCTGGGGAGATCTTTGAGTTCGCCTACATATGAGATAAAATCGAAAGACTTATCGTCGATCTTTGCAGCCGCATTTGTAACCAATAATTCAGGTTTCATAGCGCTAATAAGACCAGCGACTTCATCTTCGGTTAATATCCAATATGCAAGATTAGGTATGTTCCCGTTATAATAACAACGGGTGCCTGTTGTACTCCACCACTCATATGTGCCGTTTGATGATCCAGTCACGTCAAATTTGTAAAAGTACGTGTGTGGCATCAACCAGCCTTCGTCGAGGAGTTTATGGAAATCTTTAATCGAACACCCGCGGAAAAGTCCATTATCTATATTACACGTCTTTGTAGTTGTGTATTTATAGATTGGAGCCCCTGCTGGTGGTGGGTCTTCGTAGTACTTTGTACTTACAGTAAGATCCTTATTATAAGATGCAGATTTCCTCTTTGTGGTATATTTCTTGATTAACATAAGTATTGTCCTTTCCAATCTAGGATTAACCTAGCACCCCCGTCAACAACAAGATGAACTTCCAAATACTAGGCAGTATTCAAAAGAGCCTGGATTGCGAATCCATTTTTAGTGTTGGGCGGAGGCACAGGTGCCTAAGACTGTAAATGAGACTAATACCTTGATCAAGAACTAGCCCCATGTGCTAGGTGCATCAACGTCCGCAAAACGCCGACGCTAGAGGCCAACATGGACCGTTTTTCAACGGCTGCTCCCCATCTTGG